CCCAATCGGCGAGAACAAGACCGCAATCATGCGTGCCGAGCTTGCAGACGCGCCCGGCGACCTCACGCAGGAAAGCACGAAACGTTGCGGTCAGATCAAGCCGGCGTGTAGTGCGGCCAGACTTCCTGCTTGAACAACAGGAAGGCGTCGCGCTCGCAAAACTTGTCGCCGGGATAGCGCAACTGCTGATCACGATCGGAATAGCGTCCGCCCGCCGGGCGCCTGCGGCCCGTATAGGGTCCCTCATGGTTGATCGCGATTGTCCGATGCTCACCATCGCGCGAAACCTCCATGCTTGTCATCAGGCGCTGCGCGAGGGTCACCGGCGCGCCGTACACTGCGCGATTGAGGAACGGCTGCAGGTAGATGATCAGCGGCCGAAGCACGAACTCGCCGACCTCGCCGCGTGCACGATCCAACACGCCAGAAGAAACGCCGGACGCAACGATCCTGCCTGCGGATGCGGTCGTGCCAAGTCCAAGGTTCAGACCATCGATCGAAATGATCTCGCCAAGGCCATCCCACTCGCGCGCATCGCTGGTGCGCAGCTTGCCGAAGCCGGTCCAGACCCGCATCCTCGCCGAGACGAACGCGAACTCGAGCAGAAATGCGTTCGCAGACTCGCGAGCGACGACAGTTGCGGCGGCCTCGGCTGGCAGGCTCATGCGTAACGCGCAGAATGTTCGCTGACGGCCGCGAGCGCGTCGGCCTTCGACGATGCCTTGACCTGCGCGACCATCCGCTCGAGCCGCGCGATGGCGGCATCGGAGGCGCCGGGAGCACTAAAGTGGAATTGGCGGTTATCCGTGTACCCGCCACCGCTCGAGACATTGCCGGGCGTGACAGTGATCGGCTCGTCGCCGGCGCGCATCAGCTTGCCGCCGCCGGCGGAATGCTCGGACACCAACGCGAGCCCGCCGGCCGGAATGACGCCGCCCCCGGCGAACGTCGGCACCGGCGTCGAGCCGGCAATACCGACGACGTTGGTTGCGCCAGGCACAACGGGATTCGCGCCGCCAGGATTGAGCCCGAAGGCACCGGCGAGCGCGCCGAAGATGCCGCCGGTTCCGCCGCTCGCGCTGTTGGTGTTGAACAGCTTGGCGAAGGATCCTTCACCGGTCAGCGCCGCGCGCTGGAATTCCTTCATCAGGTCGCGGAGTGCGCTCTTGGTGAAGTCGGCCCAGCTCTTGGTCTTGTCAGTCAACACATCGAGCGCATTGAGCGCGACGTTGCCGGCATACTTCAGCGACTCGTTCACGCCGTCCCAGGCGTCCTTCAGCTGGCGCGAGCGCAGCGAGGCGGCCAGCATCGAGTCCGCCAGCGCATTGATCTTGAGGCGCTGCTCCTCGGTGACGTCGATGTTCTCCTTGCCGGCGCGGGAGTTGGAGCGCTTGGCCGCCTCCTCGAGCTCGGCGACCACCTTGGCGCGATCGCGCGCCTCGGTGTTCATGCCGATCGTCGCCGTCTCGGCATTGATCACCGCGATGCGCTTTGTCGTCTGCTCCTGCGCGCGCGTGAATGCATCGACCTCAGGCGCCTCTTTCGCATTCTCCTTCTTCGGCACCTTGATCAGCGTCTGGTTGGTCTTGCCGGTCTTCGGATCGCGCAGCGCGCCGGTCTTGTTGTAGAAATCGTCCAGCTCCGAGCCGGATTGCATCAGGCGGCGCGCCTCAAGGTCGGCCGGGGCGCTCAAGACAAAAGACGCTTCCTTGGCGCGCTTGTTACCCGTCAGTGCCATCACGCCGGCCAGGCCCTCATACAACAGGCTGATGGCCGGCAGCAGCTTGGACTTGAGCCCTTCGACAAACGAACTGACGAAGCCGTCGCCGTCCGAGGTCATGCGATTCAGCACGTTGTCGAACTCGCGCGCCTTCGACGTGATCGAGTCGAGCGTCTCGCCACCCTTCTTGCCGAGCGCATCGAACGAGGTCGCGCCGGCCATGATCACCTTGACCATGCTCGGCGCCGCCTCGGAGCCGAACGCCAGCGTCGCGATGGTGAGCCGGTCGGTGCCGTTTGCCGCATTGACGACCATCTTGGCGACGTCGTCGTAGAGCGCGCCGACCGCCTTGACCTTGCCGGACGCATCGTTGAGCGACTGATTGTTGAGCTTGAACAGCTCGGCGAGCGTCGAGGCATCATCGCCCTCGCCGCCGGTACCCTTGTCGCCGGCCTGGCGCAAGTTCTTCAGCGCCGCCGCCGCATCCTTGGCCTCGCCGCCGACGCCCTTGAGCTTGTCCTGAAGCGCTGAAAGCTTGCTCGCTTTCGTGCCCGCTTCCTCGGCCGCCGCCCCGAGCGCCGACACTTCCTTGTGTGCAACGACCGCGGCGGCGGTGACGCCGGCGATGATCAACAGCGGAATGCCGACGACGGCGCGCAGCTTGGTGAACGTGCCCGCAAGCTCCGTGACCGCGCCGACCGGACTGCCGCTCGAGCTTCCGGACAGGCCGGCGAACTTGCCCTTGAGCTGGTCGATCGCCGATCCGGTCGACTTGATGCTGTCCTTGACGGAATCGAACGCCGCGCGCGATTCATCCCGGCCCGGTATGACGATCGGATCGACGTCGGGCATGGATCAACCCTTACTTCTTCGGCCGGTTCTTGATGCGCAGAAACGCGCAGACGGCGTCGAAATCCACGACCGTCATCGCGCGCACTTCATCCAGAGTCTTGTGCAGTTCGGTTGCGACCCAGCACATCATCATCAGGTCTAGGTCGCCGCGGAGTTTTTTTCCGCTTCCTCTTGCGTCTTCGGTCGCTCGCCGATCAGTGCCTTCGAGATCCGCTCGACGACGTCGACAAAGACCGCGTTGCGCAGCTCCGGCTTGTCCTCGAGCGTGAAGAGCTTGTTGCCGTTCGCATCGAGTGCCTTCATGATCAGAAGATCGGCGTTGCTCTGGCCCTTCTGCGCCAGCACTTCCCACTCGGCCAGCGTCATAAGCTTCCAGTAGATCCGCGTTGGCCTGCCGTCGACCACCCATTCCGGCACGTCGATGTGCAGCAGGCCCGCCTCGTTGCGATGGCGGACCGCGGCTTCGATGATAGGGGAACGTGCCATGATCACGCCCCCACTACGGCATCGGACAACACGCCGTTGCCCTGGAACGAGAAGCTGAGCGAGACCTTGCCGTCCAGCGGCACGGACACGCCGCGCTTCGTGACGGTCACCGTGCCGGTCTTGTACTTTGCGGCGGCCGCGGCGCCCTCAGGATAGAGATTGAGCACGACGCTCGCGCCGGCCGTCATCGCCTCCAGCCCGGCGGTGTCGCTGGAATCGAAATTGGCCGTGGCCTCGCCGGTCCATTTCTTGCGACCGTTCAGGTGCGTCTCGTAGGTGTCACCCTTGGCGCCGTCGTCGACGGTCGCGACGGTCTCCTCATAGGAGAAGTCGACGATCTCGGCGACCGATTGGGCGCCGGCAACGCCGATCTTCAGGACGCCGTCCTTGCCGTGGTGGGTACCCATGCCATGCTCCTCCGTTCAGGGGATGATCACGCCCGGCGCGTCTTCGGCCGTGCGATATTGGACTTCGAATTCCATGCGCACCTCGCCCTCGTGGCTCTCGCCAGGCGCCTGCGCACTCAAGGTCGACCCAATCAGCAGGATGTCCTTGACCTTGCCGCCGAGCGTCGCATCGGCGCCGATCGCCGCGCCGACCTCGAGCTCGACCTGGTCGAGCTGATCCTCGAGCTTGCGCGCGACATCTTCATTGGCGTTCGCGGCCGAGCGCGAAACGCGGCCCTCGACAAACAGGCGCAGCGTGTGCGCCAGCTTGCGCACGGCAACGCCGCGCTGCGTGTCGGCGACCGTGCGGGTCTCGCGCGCATAGACCAGCAGCGCCGGCGGGTGCCTGGTGCCGAGGTTGCGCGTGCGGCCGGCAAACACGCTCGCGCCGGTCGTCGCGAGCCCGGTGACCGCCGCGATGACCGCGTCGCGGACCTGCGTGCGCGCGTGTGGCATTACGCACTGGTGCCGATGATGATGGTGTCGTAGTCGACGCCGGTGCCGCCTGCGCTGTTGGCGAGCTTGAGCTGATCGTTCGAGGAATCCGTGACTGGCCAGCCGGCTTGCGAGAACAGCAACGCCATATCGCCGGGCTTCAGCGTGATGGTCGGCGTGGTGCCGCCGAGCGAGGCTAGGAACGGGTTCGAGGCGGCGGCGCCGATCACGACGTTGTTGGTGTTGCCCGGCGCGGCCCTGATCATGATCGCCTTCACCTTGGCGAAGGCGAGCGCCGCGCCGAGCGGGTCGGTCAGGGCAGTCAGGTCGAGCGTATCGGTGCCGGACGCGGCGATCGTGCGCTTGTCGGAGAAGATCTTGTCGGCCTGGCCGGTGCCGGTCCCGCTCGCCAGGAGCGCGGCGAACGCGAGATCCTCGACCGACTGCGGCGAGCCGTGGTCGGACGCGCCGACAAGCGTGGCACGGATCTCGGCGGAGATGGTTGTGTTCAGGGGCATGGAGACTCCTCCTTCAAGCCGCAGAGCGGCAAGATGCAAATTTGCAGGTTGGGTTTCGGGATCAGGTGGAAGGCGGCCGACTTTGCGAGGGGTTCAGGAATGGTCGGCATCGCGGCATCTCCGCGCGGACGCGACGAGGGCGGAATAACCGCATGTAAGGGGAGCTTGCGGCGGCATTTGCACGGGCCGCACAACCGTTGCTAGACTTCCAGCCAGGCAATCAGGGGCGCGTTATGTTTCAGACATGTTTTGTATCGCGCTCCCGTTTGAAAAGAGCGCCAGCTTGGGCCAAACGAGCCGCAGTTCAAGCCTTGAGCGGAGTCAAGCGCATCGTCATCGACGTTATGCAGCCGTTCAGAAGACTAGATTCCGTAGGCTTTTTTACTGCCCTTCTGTGCTTTGTAGCTTGGCTTCAATGGGGGACGCTCGAAAAAACTGACGAGACGCTCAGAGCCGCTCAACGACCTTGGATTAGATATGAGGGGATCGAGATTCTTGAGCCACTCTCCTACGGTGACGGTGTTGCAAAGACACGCGTTAAAATTCACTTGAAGAACTCTGGAAACTCACCGGCCCTTGGCGTCATCACTTCGATCAAGCTGGTAATGAATAATCTAACTTCGAGGAGAGAGCAGGAAGCGCTTTGCGAGCCAATGAAGAAGCCTCGGGTAGGCCTCCATGATGAGGGCTTTGTGTCCTTTCCCGGACCCGAGCCGGTCGCGGAGGAGCAGGAAATATCCGTTCCGTATCCCTTGTTTTTCGGGGGCGGGCCCCCGGTCAATTTCTTTACGATCATTAGCTGCGTGACCTACCGTTTCTCGTTCGGCCACGGTGACTTTCATCAAACAGGCGCTATCTTCAATCTCCTCACGACAAAGCCCCCTACCGTGAAGTTCAACCCCAGTGAAGCGCACATAATGAGGTTGGGCATCGATCCCAGGTTGGGCAACATCCAGCCCTCTGACTTGCAGATCGCGGTGTGGCACATCGGGAGCTACGCCGACTGAGGGTGCCAGCAGGCGAGACTCCCGCTCCTCGCGTCCGTACTTGCAATCGCAAGGTTCGCGCCCGCCATCTGTAGAAACCGAAGATGCCTAGACCGGGTGCCAAAAGGACGAAGCTACCCGGTAACGGCGTCGCTGCGGCACTCCCTCGGAGTTCAAACTACAAATTTGCAGGTTGCGTGTGGGGTGGAGCGCTGGCGGCGCTAGCCGTCCCGATTAGCGGGCGGCGGCGGCGATGGTGTAACCACGAACTCGCGCTCGGGCGGCGCGCCGTTGCTCGACGCTCCGAACGCGGCCTGCATTTCGGCCGTGGTCTGCCGGACTTCCTTCACGATCTGCTTTCCGACTGAAACCTGCTCGGCGTGTTCCATTACGGCGCCCGCCATATCGGTCTGCAGATCGTCCATTGCCTGACGCATCCGCTCCATTTGAGCGCGAAAACTTTCGCCGAATTGCTTGCCATTAAGCGTTGCCATCCGTCTCACTCCCTGTTTGTGCGCGCCTCGCGCCAGCACATGATCCAGTTGCCGTGACGCCACCATCGGAGGCGATTCAAGCCGCACGATCGCGGCCAGGCGCTCCGGCACCACATCGAGCCCTATGACCGCCCCGGTTGCGAATTGCAGCGGCGCGGTGACGCGGACGATCAGCCGGGGCTCGCTGTCGCGGCGCGAGATGAATGCGACCTTGCCGACGAACGCGAGATAGTGCTCACGGTCGACGGCCAGGACATCGCCGACCGCGAAGTGCGCCGGCCCGGCAATGACGCGATACCGGTTCATGCTGGCGCCCATTGATATGGGTTATGGCGCGACGGCCTCGAGCGCGCAGACGATCATGCCCTTGTCGTCCGGGTGGATCGGCGTGACCACGAGACAGGTCTTCCCGTTCTTGACCCGCTGCACCATGTCGCCCTCTTTCGGTGCGACGATCGATGCCTGGACGTGCAGCTCGGTCACGGTCGTATCGGTATCCGCCTCACCTCGAACGACATCGATCGGCTGTTCGATCCAGATCGCGTTGATCGTGCCGCCCGCGCCGAGCGGCACGCCGGTCGCCTTCGGCGTATAGATGACGGGCTCGCCGAACGTGTCAGCGAAGATCTCGTCGAGCCCGTCGAAGACGTCGGACATGGATCAGGCCGCCGCGGGCGCCTTGGCGTCACCGTCGTCGATCACTTCGCGCGTCTTGCGCTTGGCGGCGTTGCTGGCGATCAAGGCCTCGGCTTCCTTGTCGCCGATGCCCCATTCCTCGGTGTCGAATTCAGCGCCTGGCGCGGCGATGAGCTCATCGTACTTCGCAACCGACTTCGGATCCTTCGGATTGGCCTCGCTCACGAGCTTATTGCCGTGCACGGTTCCAATGGCGATCATCTTCATGGTTCGATCCTCGCAAATGTGAGCCTGTACCCTATGAACGCAAAAGAGCCCCGGCTTGCGGCCGGGGCTCCGTCGTTTGAAGCGAAACGCTGCGTTTACTGGACCTTGGCGCGCAGACAGGCGTTGATGCGATACGGCACCACGAGCGGCGCCGACTGCAGCAGCAGATAACGTGCCGCCGGATCCGGCACGGTCCAGGACTTCTGAAAGTAATCCATTGCCTGCAAGCCCGCCTGCTCGTCCTTGATCTGGCCGTAGTGACGCACGCCCTCGATCTGGCCGACCATCAACAGCTCATCGCTGGGCAGGAACTTCTGTGTTGCACCGGCGTCGTCGGTATATTCGTCGTGATAGATCCAAACGTGATAGTCGCCGACAGGGCCCTTGTCGGTGTAGCCAAGTTTCTGCGCATCGGGGCCGATATTGACATTGGTGCGGCTGTCGAGATTGAGCGTCTTGCTCAGAAGCTCACGCACGCCGGCGTTCTTCCGGAACGAAGTCCACGTGCTTTGCGCCATAATGACATCGGTTGCCGATGCTCCCGACTTGTCACGAACCAAGCCGGCCCAGGTCTCGAGATTGCTGAGCGGATCCGGCGCGCTGTCGTTCCAGCGCGCGGTCGAGGTCAGGGTGACGTCCAGGGCAGCATCCCGGCCGAAATCGACAACGGCAGTCGGGTACTTCTCACCGGTGACCGTGATAGTGCCCGTTCGCAACGCCGACACCGCCATCCATTCCTGCCGCCGCTCCAGCATGCCGAGCTGGTCATCGCTCTCGGTCGCCAGATTGATCTGGCGGGTCTGCATCGCATCCAGGGGTGCCGCGATTGGCTGGCCCGCGCGGCGGCGCACCGGCTTGCCGTCCTCAAACACGCGCTTGTCCTTGATATAGGCTGGCTTGAAGCTGCCAGTCTTGTAGCCCAGGCTTTGCACGATCTGACCCTCAACCAGCGGCGAGACGAATGGCGCCAGGCGCGGCTTGCCGGTCAACACGTCGAAGAAGATCTCCTCCTGATTGGAGATCGACGTCTCGGTGAAGTAACGGCCGAGCAGGAACGGCGGACGCCGCACGGCCTTCAGGTCCTGCACGACGCGGTTGAGCACCGCGGGGCTGTAGATGTCCACCATGACGGCGGTCCCTTTCGTTTTGGCTGAGTGTTGGGTGGCGCGCGGCGGGCGCCGCGCGTGTGGT